CTTTTACACTTGCCATTTTTTTATCCTGCTATTTCATAAAGAGTTATGAAGCCTTGTCTGCCATAACTACTATTGTTGAAGTCAACACTACCTCCACCTGTCACTTTGCACTCCAAACCATAAGTTGTTGCACTAGTAGTGTTTGGTGTATCTAAAAAACTACTCGAAGCATAAGCCATGTATCTTTCATTACCATCATCAAAAAAAGCCGCCAGTCCATAATCAGCACCATCGGTTAATAAAACTGTATCACCAGTAACTCTCATAAGTCTAACAGCCGCTCCTCGCCAAGCATTAGCAGTATGAGTTGACCTAAAAACATGATACCCAAAATTAATTAAAATTTTACTTGATGTGCTACTTGGTGTTATCGCTGTATTATAACCATTCATTCCAGCATATGAAGTTGAAGTAACTCCTTGAACAGTTTGAGCTTGTGTATGAACAATTTGCAATACACTACCTGATGACATATTAGCATCAGAAAACTGATTAGTTACAGTTCCTATACCTGCTCCTATTACTTTTGTTAATGCCATTCGTTACTCCTAGTCCATTTTACTTGCATCAGATATATTTTTTACAGTATCTACAACTTTCAAATCATATGCTTGAGTCACTTGTGCATCTTTGCCCACTGCAAGTGCAATAGACTTTTCATTACAATGTGCAACTAATTTTGCAATAATTTCATCTTGTGCAATTCTAGCACGATTATGAATTGCATTGTCACACCAATCTTGAACTGAGTAGGCTATAGATTCTAAACATTTCATTTGTACATCAGTTACTGTAACTTTAATTTCTGCCATTTTATATTCTCCTATTTATCCTACTAAATATACTACAAAGTGATTTCTATTAGTGCCACTATCTAGTGCATTTTTTACACCATCAGGATATAATACCATTCTTATTGTATCATTTGCAGACACATTTACCATTCCAGTCCATTGCATATAATTACCAGTTTGTATCTGCCAAGCATTATTAGCATCATAACCTCCACCACCACCTTGATAAGCACTATTAACAGAAACTGAAAAATGAGCATTAGTTTGAGAACCAGATATTTTTAAATGAGAATAAACAAAATATTTACCAGCTACTGGGGCAGTAAATATACCAGTAGAAGCATCATAAGAGTTTGTTGTATCATATCTTTCTGGTAAGGCTAGATACCAAAAGTCAGTTGTTCCAGTTGAGATTACTGTTCTACCTCCCTGTGCTAACATCATTGGTATTTTTGGTGTTGTAACAGCTCCATTGGCATCAATTTTTAAACCAATAACAGGATCGCCACTACTTGCAGTTTTAAGTTCAAGAGCATCTGTAGTGCAACCTATTGTTGGCATTACATTTGTATTGCTATCTTTAAAAGCAATAAAACTATTGGCTTGACTAGCTTCAAATCTAGCCATTCTTGAACCTGATGAGGCTGTGACATGAAAAGGGTCAGAAGGACTTGCAGTTCCTACACCAACACGATTGTTTGTGCTGTCTACTTTTAATGTAGACGTATCTACTGTTAAATCGCCAGTAAACGTACCATTTGCTGCTTGTAAGGCATTTGTAGCTGGATGATCGACTGTACCCACTGTTCTAAACAAATAATATACAAAGATGTTATTACCAGAGTTATTTGATGGTGCAGCAGTAAATGTAAGTGTAGTTCCATTGCTCACTGAATACGCTACAGATGGTTCTTGTATAACACCATCTACAGATACAAGTATATCCTCATCAGATCCTACTGAATGTTCTAATGTAAATGCAGTTGTAGAACCATCACCAGAAAACTGTGTAGCTGCTTTACTGGCTACAAATCTATTTCCTGCTGTATTACCTAAATATGGCATTATGTGATCTCCATATAACTCATGGTCACTGATAGCTTATCCGCTACAGAACAATCTATCTTTACTATATCTCCAACATTTAAAACTATCTTATTACCAGCCATAATCTCAACTGATGAACCAACTGGCACTGGTATGTCCTTCACTATATGAGCCGTGGTGTTTTGTGTCTGTGATGTTTGTGTGGTTGTGCTTACAAGCTGAACTGTTCCAGTAACTTGTGCTGTATGCACATTGGCTAGTGTTAATCCTAATACAATAATTGTACTTCCAGACTGAACTGTATAAAGAGTTTCTGGCGTTCCAGCACTGGCTGGAGCAACATCTCTTGTAATTACTTTAAATGTATTTGCCATGTCATTATCCTAACGCTATTGCTAAAGCTGTAGCCTCATCTGCTGCTGCCGAAGCAGTTGTTGCACCTATATCAGACAATACTTCAGAGGCACTTCTGCCCTCTATACTTGTACCATCAACCCTTAAAAAATCATTATCTGCTACACCACTTGTTGCAACTAATACATTACCATTTGATATACCAGTTGATAAGGTGGCAGTTGTAGTTACTGGTGTTCCATTAAGTGTAATAGCATCTGCTTCTAATGTGCCATCAAAGTCACCATCTACTGCATCTATGTTACCCTTAAATACTGTGGCTGTAACTGTGCCAGTGCTTGGATTATAAGTTAAGTTACCATCCATCTCCAAGCCTACATTACCAGTGCTAGATGTAGCATCTTCAACAAATGTAATTAAGTTTTCTTCGTTTGTGCTTTCATTGTCTGTTACTGTTACATGTGCTGCATTAGTCGCATTTGTAACTGTTACACCTGCAATGACTGTATTTAATGCAGTTCCGTTTACTGTTATTGCGTCAGCTTCTAGTGTGCCATCTACATCTACATCACCAGATATATCTAAATCTGCCATAACTGCTGTGCCAGTTATAGTTGGAGCAGTCAAAGTTTTATTTGTTAATGTTTGCGTTATATCTACAGCAACCAAATCTTGTGTGCCACTATCTCCACTATCAGGTAGCCTTAATGTATTTGCTGCAGCAGCAGAGTGTGGCTGTGGCTGTAATGTTTGATAATGAGCATTTGAAACCTCACAATACATTCTTAAAGATGCTGGTGATCCACTATTAGATTTAAAAGCAATTACACCACCTTCAACTGTAAGATCATCACCTACAGATAAGTCTGCACCTAGTGTTGCATTACCACTTGCATCTAAAAACACTGACTTAGATGCTGGTATTGTACAGAATATAGTTTTTGTACCAGAACTAAAATTAACTGCGTTGTCACTATTAGAACTACTTATAATTGTTGTTCTGGCTAAAGTGCTAGAGTCACTGTTTAATGTTCCTAATCCTACCTCAAACTCTGATGTGCCAGGTAATGTGATTGCATAATATGTTGTATTAGAATTGCCAACTCCAGAACCAAAAGTCTCAAATCCAGTAACTGCACCAGCCAATGTAAGTGTGCCAGTACCAGTTGTGGTTGTTGTTTCTTTTACTCTGTCGTTTAATACTAATGCCATTATTTAAGCTCTATTGTTAAGTTACCTGCATTAATTCTAAATATGTCACCACTTGCTATTGCCTTACTTGCATCTAATGCACCTACAAATAATATATTACCACTGCTAGATGCGTCTGCAATAAATACATGTGTGATAGTATTGTTTGTGCCACCAGATGCTGGAAACTCAATATTAGCTGCATTAACTGCTGTTTGTGTGTCTGTTGAATCTGAACCTATTGTTGTCCAGTTCGCCGCAGTAACTTGTTGTCTTGCATAGTTAGTAAAGGTTGCCTCTGTTAAGGAACCAGTTTCTGCTGCACTTACTGCCGTTGCAAGTCCTACATAAATACTATCACCAGGTGAAGAAAAGCTAAGAGAGTCATTCTTAAATATATAGTGTAACAATCTTCTTTCTAGATAATTGGTTGCTGCATTTGCTGTTGCCATTTTTTACTCCTATGTTCTCGGTCTCGATGGCAGACCAACTCTATAACCATCTGTGTTTTCTCTTGCTTCTCCAAGATCTTTTACTCTTTCTAAATATTGTGTGAACAATCCGTTATAGTTTTGTATCACATCTGGCTCACCTTTCATGAAAGTATAAGCCTCTACAAGAGATCCGTAAAGTAAAGCAAAAGGTGCGTTTGTACTAATCCATGTTGTTCCACTATCTGCACCAGCAGTTAAACTAGCTGGTCTATAAAAATAGTTTAATTGTATTGTATAATTACTATCGGGTGTAGGTGCTAGTATAAAGTTATCTTCATCAAATCTAGCATAATACTTAGGAAGTCCAGTTGTTGATGAAGCTGGTGTATATTCTCTTAAAAAATTTACATCTTTCTGTAGTAAAAAACTTTCAGAACCAGAGGTAGTTATCTGTAAAGAAAATGATGCTAGATAATCAGAAGGCACTGTAAGAAAAGCATCTGATGACGTTAACGCACTTGTTGCATTTTTTCTAAAATAATCTAGATCTACACTTTTTAGTATCTTTTCTTCGGCGGCTTTTACAAAGTTAGGTATGTTGTTTACAAAAGTTGTCTCTGAATTATCAGTGTAATCTTGTATTGCTGTAGTTAATGTCGCTTTTGTAAAACTCATTTATGTCCCCAATGTTACAGGTCCAGCAGTGACGGATCCTCCACCACCTCTTATTCCTCCAGTTGTAGCAGTGCCACTACTTGCTGTAAACGTATATGTATTATCATCTACTTTGGTTATAGCATAACCAGACGAATTATTCAAAACAGTTGCTGTAAACCCATCAAAACCAACTGCATCTCTGAACCTAACAGTGTCACTTGTTGATCTTCCGTGTGATGGTTCTATAACTGTAATAGATGCACTACTAGCTGTAGATAAAAACGGATTCAGTCCTAACAAGTTTTCTACAGACACTTCTGTTCTTGAGTCTGGTCTTGGTTCATACAATGCTGTGGGGTCTGGGCCTGGATAATTAGGCTCTAGTTGTGGATGTTTAGGCTCATACTCGTCTGGACCTACCTTAAGACCGTTCCATTCTTTTCTCATTTCACGCAAACGATAACGAAAGCCAGACCGATCTGAATATCCGTATGCCTTTTTACCACTTGCGTACCTAGCCATTAGTACCTCAAGTATGAAATATTAGGTGTCAACTTCAACGGTGTACTGTTTGCATCTTCTGCCGCGGCTCTTTGAAACTCTTCTTCATATATGGCTTTTAGTATTTGTATTCTATCTGGTGCTTTTTTAATTGATATATAATAAGCAAGTCCAGCTGCCATGCAAGGTAAGAATCTAAAAGGTGCATCAGTCGTATTAACTAAAGCATCTGCATCTTGAATACGTCTTACATAATAGTAAACAAGAGTATAAGAAGCGTCTGGTGTAGACCAAAGAGTTATTGTGGGTGTTGTTTGTCTATCAAAAAAGTATTGACTTGGCTGTCCAGTATTACCTTTATTTGGTATTCTTAAATACTCACCACGACTCATTTGTGTAAGCGTAAAGTCAACATTGTTACTGTTTCTTAAGACAACTTCTAGTAAATCTACAAACTCACTATCCAATGTATATGTAGCTGTGCCAGACGAAACTGCTTTTGTTTCTTGTGTTACCGTCCACATGTTTAATCCTCTATTTGCCCAATCAGCAAACATAAGATTTAAGGAACGTCTAGCAGTTTTAGCATCATAGCCAGTTCTCATCTCTAAGCCACATCTTTCATATGCCTCTTCGATAAGTTCTCCTACATCTAAATCAAAATCTCTTGAGTTTGAGGTTGCCACTAAACCTTACCACCTTTTTTCATTTTCTTTCTACCAATCATTTTAGATGGTTTCATAGTCAATGTTATTTTTTTGACTCCCTTTGTAGGATTCATTTTCTTTTTTAAATTTTTTCCGTTTTTACCTGGCATTATTTTTTCCTTTTTCTAGTTAATGATTTTACTCTTCTTGGTTTACCAGCTGGTTGTCCCAACCGATTCTTTTGATTAATCCTACTTCTTTTTTCTTTTGCTGTCATCTCTTTAGTGGTTTTTGGAGTTTTTGAGCTAATTCTTTTGCTTGGTCTACAATACGGAGTCCCACGCTTTTCGCCCTTTTGACGACCACATGGTTTGCCAGTCTTGACATCTTTCCAGTCTTCTTTAAACCAGCGTTTGAGAGCTAACCCAGATTTTGTTTTTCTAACTGCCATTATGCGTACTTTGTCTTTTTTCTTCTGTTCGACATTATAACACCACAACCTCGTGCTATATTAGGATTGTTTGATTTTCTTTTGGTCATTTTTACAACCTTGCCCTCTTTAGCAGTCATTGTTTGCTTCTTTACTTTTTCTATGGCTGCGTTTAAACCACCCATGGCTTTCTTTTTACTTTTGTTTCCATAGTTTGCAGCACCAACTTTTCTACATTTTGCAATAGCACCTGAGGCATAAGCGGAAGGGAATACTTTATATCTAGCTTTTACTTTGTGATAACATGCGTCTTTTGGCATTATATTTTCC